CGAATGTCGTTTCCTTGAAAAAGTCAGGGTCAAATTGGAAAGGGCTGTGCCCTTTCCATAATGAAAAAACTCCATCATTCACAGTTTCCTCTGGCCGGCAATTTTTCCACTGTTTTGGCTGGGTCCGTGGTTGGTGCTGGCTGGGGTGTGGTCAGGCTGAGGCGTTGCTTCCTGAGCTTGGCGAGTTCGATCAATAGTTTTTCCTCTTCAACCTGCCGCTCGATAACATCCTCAAAGACCTGGCCGCGCTGGGCAGCCTGGGCGGTGCGGGTATCGATACCGAGGTCGATAAGCATCTCGGCGGCCTGGGCGTCGTTGGAGGGGTCAACCCAGGTCCAGCCGGGCATCTGGCCTGCGGCCTGCTCGTGGTAGGATAGGGGGTCGCGGCCGTAGCCCGGCATGGCCATGGGGGCGAGGCTTGAAAACCAGGCCGCTTCGATAAACCAGGCGACGATGCGGCGGTTGACCTTTTCTTCAAGGAACTGTTGCTGGCCCTGGTAACTGAGACGTTCCTCCAGCGACCCGGAGCGGGCGGAGGCATAGGAGGAATCGGTGTAATTGTTAGCAAAGCCCTCAAAGCTCATGCCGAGGCCTGCCGACTGCCAGCGCTGGGAGTCCTTAACAAAGGGCTCGTAGTTGTTGCCGGGGTGGGTCGGGGCGATGGCCTGGACTTCGGTTGCGGTCGGTAGTTTTTGGATGGTGGTGGAGTTCAGCTCGATGGGGGTGTCGGCGGTACCGCCAGGGTTGCCTGGGCTGTATGGGGTTGCCTGGCCGCCTGCCGGAATTCCTGGGCCAAAGGAAAAGCCGGGGGCAGCGGACTTGAGAAAATAGGCAAAGATCGCCTGGGCGCGGGCGGTGTCCTGGGTGATATGGCGGAATTCGTCCATCCGGTAGCCTTCCATGACCACTGCGTGCAACCAGGCGATGCCGCTGTACTGGCTGATCATCTCGCGGTCCCAGACATGGATAATCTCGGATGCAGGTATCCGGCGGGATTTGCCGAAGGTGCCGCGCGGCAGGTAGTCGCCCGGGTGGTGTTCGAGGATATGGAAGGCGACCTCGCGGCCGGAGCTGTTCAGCTCGATGCCACGGCGGGCGATATTGCCGTTTTCGAGAGTTCCGTCGACCAGGGTGTCGAGCTGGGCCAGTTCGATCAGCTCCAGGCGCAGGGGGACGATGCCGGGCAGGCTGTCGTCATAAACGCGGTGGATGAGATAGCCGCCATCAAACCACATATGGTTGAGGCCGAGGCGTTGCTGTGCTCCATAGGAGTCGTGGCCGGTGTTGTCGCAGTAGATTGCCCAGCGGCGAAAAAGGCGCTCCCAGGCGGTGTTGGCGGTGCGGTTGAGGTTGCCCTTGCCGTCACGGAACTGGAATTGCGGGTAGATGCCGGAGCGGACGACGTTGTTACAGATCCGCTTAATGGCGCCCTTGATCAGGCTGTTATTTTGGTATTGGTCGCGGCAGCGGGCGGAGGTAAGGGCCTGGCCGCGTTTGACGTCGGCATCGGCGGAGGAGCGCAGGCGCGGACGGAAATTCTGGTCGGCACCGCTGGCGGTACCGGAGATATAGGCCCGGTACATATCCCGGCCAAAGCGGAAACGAGCGGCGGCGGCGGGCAGGACCAGGGAGAGAAAGCCGCCGATCAGGGCGGAGTAGCGGTCGTATGATTTCGACTGTCCTGCCATCAGCGACGGCCCCCGAAGATTATCGGCTGGCAGCCGCAGGAGCCGTTGTTCTGGACGACGGCAAGCTCGGAGCGCAGGCGGGATATTTCGGCGCGGACCTGGGACAGTTCGGCCCGGCCATAGGTGACCCCGCCAATCGAATAACTCTGGTTGCCTTCGAGGATCTTCCGCTCGGCGGCCAGATAAAGGGCGAGACGTTCAAGGATTTCGGCTTCGGTCATGCGTACACTCCGGAAGAATTTCAGGGGGAAATGTATAACCCTGGTCTGACGGAGATGGTACGCTATATGTTGTGGTGTTAAAAGGTGGACGGTGCTAGTGGTAGCAATTTACTCCTACGAGTAGATTGCTCGTGGGAGTAAATTGCTTGGGTTGGTATTGAGGTTTTGGGGAGTGGTATGGATTTTGCTATTTATTAAGGGGAATGGGTAAGCAGTGGTGGTTTTCTGGTTTTCCGGTTTTAATGCTTGGTAGTGCAATAGGTGGAAAGTTTTCCACTTATTGCACTATTAAACCTACAGAACCACCGCCTTCTTTCCCGGTCGCCAAGAAACAGGCGCAGCTTCGCGGAGAACGGTGTTAAACTCGGCAAGGGCGGTGGCCACAGCATCTGGTAATTCCTCATCTTCGGCAAGATCATCACTCCAATTATCTTCATCAACCGGAGAAAGAAAAACCGGCTCGCAAATCACAAGCCGCAACGAGAGCGGGCCTCCTGTCTGTTCGTTATATTCCTCCAGATAGTCAGCGACCTCATCCCACGAGGAGAAGTACCTATCAGCCACCTCAGAATACAACATCCCTTTTTCGTCCCATTCTTCCCGCTCTCGCTTTTCATACCTGTCGACGGCTCGTTTCTCTTTGCATTTGTCGCAGACTAGCCACCCTTTTGGTGCAGGACCGTGGCAGTCCTCGCACTCGATATGGGTGCATCCATCATACCGAGCTGCGCGCTCGTCCTTGCCGAAGAAAAAACCTCGGCGGCTCACCCATCCAGAAATTCCTTCCTTGAACTGTGCAGAACCCGAACTACTACTCAAAATCATTTCATCCATATCCACCTCCGTGGCTACAGGTTTAATCAGCCGTTTCAGCGGAAACCGATAAAGCACGGTTCTCGCTGAACTAAACGTTATAATTTTGTGACTTATTCCAATTCGTAATCAATCATTTGCTATGACATCAATCGCCAGAATAAGCACTCATCAGCGTGTGATATTGGTCAAGGATCAGTTTCGCTTGGTTCAGCGCTCCAAGTTTTCCGCAAAGTGGTTCTCTGCCTAGGTCAATAATTGAAATCATATTTTCGATCGAACTACGCATTTCGTTTGCAATGCCTTCTAACTGCTCGACATAATTAGGGTCATATATCGCATCGTCACAACTTTCTTCATCCTCATCGTCGCGTAAACCTTTGAGTTGCCTGTGCCCACACTTGGCACATTCCTCCCATTTTTCGTCGTACACCTTCCCTGTGCATGTAATCCAAGGGCCACAATTGCATCCCATAATTTTTCTCCAATTTCACATTCTCAGTTAGAATCAATCTTTTTCTAACAACTCATAATCCGCACATGCACGGCGGATATGCCTCTTTTTCCATGGTTGGTAAAAACTGCTGTTTATCTATTTGGCCAAGTGGAACTCCGCATAAATAAAACTTCTTCCAGGGAGTGCCATCGGCCTTAATCCTCCTGTTTTGCTGATCTTCAAGGCCCATTGCCTTGCAAAACAACTCAGGGTGCTTTTTTCGTAACTGCTTGAACTGTAAGAGGCTTTGAAACGGGCAGATATAACAACCGCTTTTCATCGGTATTTCCAGGCCAGCGGCTTTAATTATATCAATACAACCCTGCCTAGTTATTCCGTGCTCTATCAATAAGTATCTGTTTTCAACGCCTTTTTCGGTGTTTATACTTGCCCTTCCTGACTCATCAACGGCGAATCCAATGTGCATCCAGCAAGGGGTCCCAACATACTTGTAAATCGGTACGGTTTTAAACCGATCGGTGCAAAGTCTACTTCCTCTGGAAGGTGTAATTTTCCTGAACTTCATGTACTCGATGATTGAACCAAAAACTATTTTTTCAACGGTGTTTGCCGATGGCTTTAGTACCGTTATTGGTCTGCCGGTTTTGATGAAATAATCAACATACTCATAGGTTTCCGGCCAGTCGCCACCGTGATCCACAAAAACGGCCTCGAACTCTACACCCAAATCTTGCATAAGCAGATAAAGAGCTACCGAGTTTACGCCACCGCCAAATGACAAATAATTTTTCAATTTCTGCTCCATCGTAAAAACTGATACTACTTTCCAATCGCGCTTAAACTTCTTCCGGCAGCGACAATCCATTAATGACCGCGTAGGCGGTTTCTTTTAGGCTTCCAAACGCTGGCCGGTAGATGGCGTCAAATCCCTGGTATGTATCGAGGTCGGTCTCGCTGATATGCTGGGCGCCGGTTGCTGGAGCCTGGTAGCCAGGGAAAGACTCCAGGCGGATTACTTTACCGCCTGCCTTCTTGATATATTCCGCCTCATTTACAAAACGAACGTCGTCGATAATGACGTGCTTTCCATCTGGCATGTTGGCAACGAGTTTTCTAGTCCAGCGCTCAGGATCTTCGGCGCGCCATTTGTCGGTACCCCAGTACTGGAGGAGCTGACGGACGGTCATTACCACGCTGCCGGGTATCTTTGGGTTGACAAATACCGTACACTCTTTGCCGATCGCGGAATAGCACCAGTCAATAGGAAAGTTGAACAACTCTGCCACCTCTTTTTTCAACTCGTCGGCCAGTGACATCTTTACCCAGGCCGGGCCGAGCATCTGCAACAAGATGGTGGTGAGGGTTGATTTGCCACATCCTGCTTTTGCTGATATTCCGATGATCATTGGTTTACCTCGTAGTTGATTGTTCACTTATCCACCTCAATCGATTTAATGGTGATCTCAAGACATTCAGGAAGTTCTTTTCCAAAGCATGTCTGGTTGCAAAAACTTTTAATCTTGCTGGCCTGGTGCAACCGGCAGAGAGCTGTGAAGTCCCTCCTGGTCATCCGCGTCGGCAGGTTATTGGTGACCGGGCAAATTTTGCGGTACCCTCCATCCCGAGCTGCACGCATGATTCGCTTGGCGTCATAGGTTGACCCGGTCTTTTTGTAGCCTTTTGGTGGGCTCACTTATCCACCTCAATCGATTTAATGGTGATCTTCATGGTCGCCAGCGGGCATTTTGCGTTTTCGCAGCGATGGTACCTGATCCGCGTCGTGTCCTCCCAAGGGAGGGTGCGGTAGCTGCGGGAGCGGGCCCCGCAGTATGGGCAGGGCGCTCCTTTGCGGGAGGTGTAGTCGATACCTGCTGCGGCATCCCCGCGAGCCAGGACTATTTTTGTCAGGGCCTTATTCATACTATTCCCCCTTGGGCCAGTACTTGATCTGCAGGATGTCGGCGGCGATGACATTGAGCACCGCGCAATCCCAATAATGATTTGCTTTGCCGTCCGGGCACTGCCAGAGGCCACGGTCGTCGACATATTCGGCGCACATCTGGGTGGCGTAGTCTGCCCCTGCGTGTTCTGGTCGTTTACCGAGGCCAGGAGATGCCAGGCACCCGGATCGTCCGGGGCGACCTTGAGCGCGCCGGCCAGGAGATCCTTGTAATGATGGCTGTCGGCGGTGAGCAGGCGGACGCCGCCCGGTATGACGTGGTTGGTGCCTGGATACCGGTCGATGGTCGACCAGGTCTGCGGCGTGGTTTTTCGGCCCGATCCACCTTTATATGCCTGGGTGCGGCCTGGGTGGCTGCGGACAAAATCATAGACCTCCTTGGTGCGGTGGCCCATGGCGTCGATTACCAGGAGGTGGACAGGGTAGTAGAGCCCGGCGGCGTCGCGGTATTCGGTGGTAAAGATGACCTCGGCCAGGGCCTCGCGGGTTTTGACAAAGCCGTAACGGACCTGCCAACTCTCCTGGGTAAGACCCCAGCCCCAGGCGCGGATCTCGTAGTACCAGCCGTCGTCCTGGGTGTCGGCCGAGGCGGTGAGGGCGGCGACCTGGCCGGAGCCTGGCACCAGAAACTCTGGGCGGTCGTCGGCCAGGGCATAAATGGCGTCTTCCTTTCTGGTCTGGCGGATGGGGACGTGGGCGACGGCGCGAATCTGGGTGTCAAAGTAGTGCATGTCGCCGGGGTTTTTCAGGCCGCGCAGGAAGGCGGCGGCCATCTCCGAGTTGCCGACCAGGGGCGACAGCCAGGCGGGCGAGTGAAAGCAGATTTTCGAGGGGTGGACGGCGCGCAGGTAGGCGAACAACTCGCGGCCGTCGCCCCTTGCGTGCCAGGTGCCTGTGCGCAGGGCCTTTTCGCGGACGCGGTCGTTCCACTCGCTGCCGCAATGACGGCAGACGTAGCGGGCGAGGTCTTCCTGCTCGATTTTCTTCGGGTCGCGGATATCGTCCGGCCAGCGGATCTGCTCGAAGGCCATCTCTTGGGACTGGCCGCAGTCCGGGCAATTGAGATGATAATCAAAAACCACCTCGGCGTCCTGCGATAAAAAACGCCAGATTGGCCCGGTAGTGAGGGTGGGTGTGGAGATCAGCCAGCATTTCGCGCCGTAGCGGAAGGCCCGGAAGCGCTCGAAAAACAGTTTAAGGGCCGGTGCCTCTTTGGCGGATGGCTGCTCCGGCCATTTGTCGATCTCGTCGCCGACCAGATAGCGGGCGGAGACGTTGCCGAGCGACGCCACCG